GTTCGGTTGCCCTGATGACGCGTCAATTCATCCGATTTAACGACGAGAGACATATACATGCCCCCCCGGGACTTTATGGCTTGAGCCAAAGGTTCCCTGGCTCACCTATACGAGTTGCGTGAACTTACACCTGTAGTAGACGTACTGGTCACTGCCATTTACTGGTCGGAAACTGCCTTGCGTTTCGCACATGTCGCCGGTCTTAAGTACTTTAGAGTCGCCGAGCGTTCCTGCAACGAGCAAGTTAATCAAATTTCCGTGAATGCCATACTTCTCATTCCACTCGTCCCAGATTCGTAATCGTTTATCGATTCCTGAGATGAGGTTCTCGAGTCGCTTCGCATAGCTTTCAACGTCCCAAATGGCGTGTTGGAGCTTTCCTGTGAGTCCCTCAAGCGCTTTAACTCTATCTGCAAGGCTTGGAGCTCCGACTGGAGGAATTCTAGCTTCCAGTTCGGTGATTCGGACTTCATGTTCGTCAAGCTCGAAGGTGTGCTCTCCAACTTCGTCGGAGAGTTTGTCAACGCGTTTTTCGAGGACTCCTTGCTCGACTCCGATTTTATGTACTTCGGTTTTAATGGGAGCAAAGATTGTTTCCAAAGCGACCAAGGTTGGCTCCGCGAGATTGACTCGCGGTGCAAAACCATCGTTCGGACGTGGGAGGGGGTCGCCCCCCCAGTCACGTTTCCCGACTCGGGTTCGAATGGTACTAGCTCTTCACCAATCATTACAAGGTCGCCTTGTGGGGTGGACTCCTTCGGCCACCCATTGAGGTCTTTTCCATTTACGTCGCATATGATTCCTGTCCAATAACCCTTCGGGTACTGGGTGGATATGGCAGGGTTATGCCATATCTTCATGCAACGTGAACTACCGCGGTCAGACCCAACGCTTTCCTCTTTCCAATACCACTCAAACCTACTATTGACAAGTCTATAGAAGTAATCTTGTCTTGGATTGAGCAAGTCGAAGTCTGATGTGGCCCAGTCGTTGATGATGGCTTGGTTGGGGACTGACTGTTTTGGGCCCCACAAATGCCACCCGGTGCCGAGAGTGACTGGAGCAGTCACTATGAGCGACGGGACTGTTTGTGCCACTGCTTCGAGTGTTTGGGTTTTGAGGCGCACAGACCACGTACAAGTGACTGTGATACTCCCTGGTTGTGATGCAACGCCATCCATCACAATTAGAAACCGGCCAGGGGAAGACCAGCGCTGGGAGTTCCCAGGGCTGGTGTAGAACCACCTATTGTCGGTGATTCGGACAATAGTCGAATCCCATGCTTTCTGGACTTTCGCGCCAGCGTTAGCTATTAATCGCGCAACTATGTCCTCGGTGGATGCTTGATAGTCGTCAGTGGCGTCTTTGACGAAGGCACACACATAACTCCCCGTTTGAGAAGTGGGGGAGCCTGACGTTACATTAAATTCCAGACTGGCGTATTTAATCATCTGGTACATGCCACCAATTTTGTCCAAACGTGACAGCATCGCTGGTTCTACTAGCTGGTCTAGAACCGCATCGCCACGCTTGAGCTTGCTGATATCCGCGACGTGAGACAAGATATCAGTCCCAGTTATTGAGACCTCTTTCGCAGTTTTTGCTGTCGAGACGGTCCAGCGTGTGGCGACGGGGGCGCCTATACGCTGCTTTCTCCCCTTACGGGGCTTGGAGGGCTTGACCCTGCGCGGCAACATGGACTTTCTTTTCGGTACCATGGTTACCTTGTCGGCGGACCTTTACGACCAAAACCTTATCAGCTTCAGCGTTCCGACTTTCCCTTCGAGGTAGGGATCCCTCCTTAGGGAATACGGCACCATTTTGTGGCACCAGTTCGTGGTCTCCGCCTCGCGCAGGTCGCGGTGGGTCAACACGAGATTGTTCTCTAGGTTGTACTGCTGATCCACCTCGACCCCCCACATCCGGTAGACTTGTTCCCTGGCGGTGGGTTCTATTCTTGTAAGGACCACCTTTTCCCTTCCGTCCGCTAGCGCCAACCTCTCGAGGCCGGCCACTGTAGTTCGTCTGCGGTCGGGATTGTCTATCCGGTGCGTCTCCCACTTTGACAGCCTGTAAAACAACGGGCCTAGAATGGGCATCCCTTGGTGTAGTAGGGCTCGAGCCTCCCACACTGTTCCTTGGTACTTTCGCTGCTGCTTGTAGTCCGCGCAGTTGTCGCCCGTGCTGACCAGGGCGGTTGCTAGTACCTTGTGGGGGTCTGGCATCATTTCCCACATACCGTGGTGGTATAGGGGTTTGTGCTGGCAGAAGAGTATCTGATTGAAGTCGTCTGTCTCGCCTTCGACCTTGAACTCGTGTCCAACCGCTTCCCACATATGAGGCAGAATTGCTTTGAGGGTAGGGGCCAGGTCCCGCTCGCACATCACCACGTGATCGTCGCCATCGTCGAGAATGCGTATCACTCGCCTGACCCCTTTTGGGATCGGCTTGACGCCTCTCGCGCGCAGGTATTCGCGTAGGGGGCGGACCTCCATGGCGTCCTCGTTCTTGAGGTAGTGGGCGAGCATTGTTAGTGCGAGCACAGCCAGCACACAATTGCCTAGGGCAGTGGTCATATCGCCTGACATCACACTTCCATCCACGGCATATTTTACATTGTCGGAGGTGAAGCCCTTGTTCTTGAGCTGCACGGCCAACAGTTGCCGGAACACTGGGTCTTTTATGAAGTGTGTGTAGAAGGCGTGCACCACGGCCATCATCTCGGGGGATACGTGCATGTCCCACCGGCTCAGATCCCCGCTGACGCATACGGGGTTCCTGAGGCTCTCCCACAGCAGCCTTAGGACTTCTGCTCTTCGCCGCATGTTCAGTCCTTTGGCTATTAGGGGTGTTCCCAGGTCGGGATCCACTAGGGTGTACAACACTTTTTCCAGTGGTCTTGTGAACTGCCCCAGCATAAGATTGAACCGGGGGGTTCGTGCTTGGATCATCCGTGGGTCGCCGTCCTTGTCCTCGATTTTCAACTTCTCGTTCTTCACGAACGCTTTCACGGACTGATCCCTCCTGGTCAATTGATAATTTGACAAGGATAGTAGCTCCCTCGCATAGAGCTTTCGCTTGCTCTGGGGAAACCACCCAATGAGCACGTCCATCTCGACGGGAGATACGCATTGTGGCAAACTTCTTGCCAGTGTTGTTGTCCTGGACAGCAAAACAGTAATCACCCCCGGATCGGGTGTAACCACTTTCCGCAATACGCG